CCTCGAACTGGACCATGAGGCGCACATCGCGGTGCACATGGCAGCGATGAACGACCCCAAGATCGCCCAGATGATGGGGCAGAACCCGATGGCCCAGCAGATTCAAGCCGCGGCCATGGCCCACCTGAACGAGCACTTGGCCTTCGAGTACCGCAAGCAGATCGAGGCGCAACTCGGACTGCCACTGCCTACTGAGGAAGAGACCGAGAACATGCCTGTGGAGGTGGCCGCCAAGGTCGCCCAGATGGCCGCGCAGGCCGCCCAGCGCCTGCTGCAGAAGAACCAGAGCGAGGCGCAGCAGCAGCAGGCCCAGCAGCAGATGCAGGACCCGGTGGTCCAGATGCAGATGCAGGAGATGCAGCTCAAGGCCAAGGAGGTCGAGCTCAAAGAGAAGAAGCTGGCAGCCGACACAGCGGCCGAGGCCGACCGACTGGAGATCGAGCGCGAGCGCATCGCAGCCCAAGAGCGCATCGCAGGGGCCCAGCTCGGCGCTAAGGTGCAGGGCGAGAAGGCCAAGCGCGAGTCCTCCGAGCAGATCGAGGGCGTCCGGCTGGGTATGCAGGCGGCGCAAGCACGCGACAACGCACGGCGCCAACCGCAGCAAACTAAGGAGAAGTAATGGACCGCAACGCACTCTCGCATATCATCAGAGAGCTGGTGGAGAGCCGCCAGACGCAGGAGCGAGCCCTGCTTGAAGGGGTCGCCAAAGATTTTGCCGAGTACCGGCATATGGCAGGTGTCATCCGGGGTCTGACACAGGCTGAATACATCGTCAAAGACCTCGTGCAAAAACTGGAGAACCTAGATGAGTGACGTCAATCCGGCGCTGGCCGTAGACCTGTCTGGCCTGCTCAAGGCCCCTGCGGAGGCGAAAGCCAAGCAGCTCCCCAACCCTTCGACCTACCACATCTTGTGCATGGTCCCGCAGGCGGAGGAGACGTACGACAGTGGCCTGATCAAGGCCGACAAGACCGCGGAGTACGAGGAGCTGCTGACCCCCGTGTTGTTCGTGGCCAAGATCGGCCCTGATGCGTTCAAGGACGAGAAGCGATTCCCGTCTGGCCCGGCCTGCAAAGAGGGTGATTTCGTGATCGTTCGACCGAACTCGGGCACCCGCCTGAAGATTCACGGCACCGAATGGCGCATTATTAACGACGATAGTATTGAAGCTGTAGTCGAAGACCCTCGCGGTATTCAACGCGTTAGCTAAGGAGGCACTATGTCTACGTTCCAAGGTGAAGAGTTCGTCTTTCCGGACGAAAAAGAGGCCAAAACCGAGCCTGAAATCGAGATTGTTGACGACACCCCCGAGGAAGACCGCGGCCGTGCGCCGGCGGAGCCGCCCGAAGAGGTGACCGAGGACGAACTGGCCTCGTACGACGAGAAAGTCCAGAAGCGGATCAAGAAATTCACGCGTGGCTACCACGATGAGCGCCGTGCGAAGGAGCAAGCGCAGCGCGAACGCGAGGCTGCTGAGACCCTGGCACGCCAAGTGCTTGATGAAAACCGCAAACTGCAAGAGCAACTGGCCTCCGGCAGCAAGGAGTACATCACTCAAGCTCAGCAAATGGCCGAGGGCGAGCTCAATGCTGCCAAACGCGCCTACCGTGAGGCCTACGAAGAGGGTGACGCCGACAAAATCGTCGCTGCACAAGAGGCTATTGCGAAAGCTACGCTGAAAATCGACAAAGCATCGGCTATGAAGCCTTTACAAGTTGTCGAAAAAGGTGTACAACTCGCACAACAACCGAAAGTTGATGCTCGTGTAGCCGAATGGCAGAGCAAAAACCAGTGGTTTGGTAAGAACCGAGCAATGACCGCATTCGCCCTCGGGCTGCACGCAGAATTGGTCGAAGAAAAGGGTGTTGACCCTAGTTCGGATCGGTATTACCAAGAGATTGACCGCACCATGCGGGCCAAATTCCCCGAATCCTTCGGGAGCATTGAAGAACCGGTTGAGGAGGAAGCTCCCCGCCGTGCCAAACCGGCTACTGTTGTGGCGCCAGCCGCACGTAGCACCCCGCCGAATCGTATTCGGTTGACCCAATCGGAAGTCGCCATCGCCAAACGCCTTGGTGTGCCGCTGGAACTGTATGCGAAGAAGGTTGCTGAACTGAAGAATGGAGCTCAAAATGGCTGAAACCCGTACCCCTCGTGAACTGGAAACACGCGAACGCACTGCACGACCGACCGCTTGGCGTCCCCCGGAGACTCTTCCGATGCCGGACCCACGCCCGGGCTGGGTGCACCGCTACATCCGTCTGAGCACCATGGGTGTCGCCGATCCGAGCAACATCTCTTCGAAGCTGCGCGAAGGTTATGAGCCCTGCCGCGCTTCTGACTACCCTGAGCTCATGCTGCACGCCACGACCGATGAACGCTTCAAGGGCGGCATCGAAGTTGGTGGGCTGTTGCTCTGCCGCATCCCCGAAGAGTTCGTCAAACAGCGTGAGGCGTACTACAACGGTATGAACAAGTCGCAAGTCGACTCGGTGGACAACAACTTCCTTCGGGAAAACGACCCGCGGATGCCGCTCTTCTCGGAAAAGCGTTCGAAGGTCACCTTTGGCACTGGTTCTTAAATCTCTCTAGGAGAAACACATGGCTTCTGTAGCTTCCCCCTACGGGCTCAAGCCGGTCAACATGATCGGCGGCCAGCCCTACTCTGGCGCCTTCCGCGAAATCAAGCTGTCGACCAACAACTCGGCCGCCATCTTCGCAGGCGACGTTATCCAGCTGACCTCTGCTGGCAACCCCCAAGCCCTGTCGGCTACCATCACCACCGGCACCACTGCTGGCGTGGTTGGTGTGTGCGTCGGCGTGCGCTATGTCAACCCGGCCACCAAGCAGTCCAACTGGGGCCAGTACCTGCCGGCTAACGCCATCACTGGCGGCTACACCGACGTGTACATCCGCGTTGTGGATGATCCGGACATGGTGTTCCAAGTCCAAGGCTCGGCTGCTTTCGGCACCCTGACCAACGGCGCGGACGGCGCGATCGGTAAGAACGCTGCTCTGGGCAACTTCAGCGCTGGTAGCACCGCCACCGGCAACTCTGGTGTGAACCTCGTCGTGGGCGCCAACGGCGGCTCGCTGGCAGATACTGCTACTCTGGCTGTGCGTATCGTGGGCGTCGTCGCTGAGACCGCCACCGACACCTATCCGGAGCTGCTGGTGAAGTTCAACCAAGGCGCTCACTCGTACTACTTCGCCACTGGCGTCTAAGGAGTAAAACATGACCATTTCTCGCTCACAACTGCTCAAAGAGCTCCTGCCCGGCCTGAACGCCCTGTTCGGTCTGGAATACGCCAAGTACGGCGAGCAGCACAAGGAAATCTACGAAACCGAGTCTTCGGACCGTGCTTTCGAAGAGGAAACCAAGCTGTCTGGCTTCGGTGCCGCCCCGGTGAAGTCCGAAGGCGCTGCTATCGCCTATGATAACGCGCAAGAAGCGTGGACTGCTCGTTATACCCACGAGACCATCGCTATGGGCTTCTCGATCACCTCCGAGGCCGTCGAAGACCAGCTCTATGACTCGCTGTCTGCGCGTTATACTAAGGCGCTGGCGCGCGCTATGGCCTACACCAAGCAGGTCAAAGCCGCTTCTGTGCTGAATAACGGTTTCAACTCCAGCTATGTTGGTGGTGATGGCAAGTCGTTGTTCGCTACTGACCACCCGCTGACTGGCGGCGGCACCAACAGCAACCGTCCTTCGTCGGGTACCGACCTGAACGAGACCTCGCTGGAAGCCGCCATTGTCCAGATTGCTGGCTGGCGTGACGAGCGCGGACTTTTGATTGCTGCTAAGCCGGTCAAGCTGATCGTGCCGCCGGCGCTGCAGTTCGTGGCGGAGCGCCTGATGAAGACCCAGCTGCGTGTTGGTACGTCGGACAACGACATCAACGCCGTCGTGTCGATGGGCTCTATCCCGGGCGGATACACGGTCAACAACTTCTTGACCGACTCCAACATGTGGGCAATTAAGACGGACGTGCCGAACGGGTTGAAGCACTTTGTCCGCGTTAGTATGCAAACTGGTATGGACGTTGACTTTGACACTGGTAACTCGCGTTATAAAGCGCGTGAGCGTTACTCGTTTGGTTGGTCCGATAGTCTCGGTATGTTTGGCAGCCCGGGCGCATAATAGCTAGTTAGTTTCTAGCTAGTCTGAGAGGGCCCCCTTTTGGGGGCCCTTTTTACTTTCGTCAGAGGCTTCCGCATCGCTCAGAAAGTGGTATACTGGGGTTTTCAACCACTGGAGACCGCAATGGCCCGAAACCCCACCGCCCGCGCTGACGCCAAAGCCCGGGGGGACAAGTACTACACAACCGGCGAACCCTGCAAAAATGGGCATATGGCCCCCAGAGCCGTGGTGTCCGGCTCCTGCACGGAGTGCACTCGCGTAGCAACCAAGGCGTGGGCCGCGCAGCGCCCAGAAAAAGCCGCCGAGTACACAGCCGCGTACCGGGAGCGCAACGCTGAGACCGTGCGTGAGCGGGATCGTATAGCGCAAGCCGCAAAACGGGCGGCGGACCCCGAGGCGGCGAAAGCAGTTAGCAAGCGGGCCTACGCAAAAAAAGTAGCAGCTGCCGGAGGTGCCGTGCGGGAGGCTAATAAGCTAACGGAAGACGAGGTGCGGAGCAGGGTTGCCCAAGCGACGAATAACCGTGTGGCGTACTTGGGCGGGTATGTCGGGGCGCAGCACAAAGCGCAGTTCACATGCACTGTTCACGGAGGCGATTTGACGGCGCTAGCCAGCAACGTTTTCAAAGGCAGCACCCCCTGCCGTATATGCGCTGGCGCTGCTAAGGCTTCTGCGCGTACGATGACTCAGGCACAGGTACTGGCTAGGTTTGCAGAGGCGCACGGGGGCACATACGATTACAGCAAAGTCGTATACGAAAAACAAACCAGCCCCGTAGAGATCGTTTGCAGAGAGCACGGTGTCTTTCGCCAGAACCCAGAGTATCACTGGGGAGGGTCTGGCTGCCCGCAGTGCTTTCATCAGTACCGCCGGGGCGCGTCCAGCCGGGGGGACATCGAAACGCTGCAGGCTAGCGTCACCAAGCTGTTCAGCGGCCTTCTTGATGTATCACAGTCAGAGTACGTCAACAGCCTGACCGAGATAGCTGTACGATGCACTAAACACGACAGGGTGTACACGTCAAAACCCAGCCTGCTTATGAGCGGGCATAATCCATGTACGCAGTGCAACCACATGAAGTCGAAGGGCGAAGCAGAGGTATTTGGCCTGTGCAACGCGCTTACCGGCGCGGAGTCTCGCGTAAAGCCATTTCCGCATAACGGCAGGGAGCTCGATGTGTATGTACCGTCGCATAGCTTCGCCGTCGAATACTGTGGAGATTTCCACCACGCGTGCAAGACAGCCGAGCAGGAGCAAAAGTACAAGAACCGGCACTACCAGAAGTACGTTGACTGCAAGGCGCTGGACGTTCGGCTGATCACGCTGTACGAGTCCGAATGGCTGAACCACAACTATGCGGTGCGGCGCCTGCTGCGCAACGCTCTGGGCAAGGGCAAAGGCAAGCTCATGGCGCGCAAGTGCGAGCTCAAGAAGGTCGATGCAGCCGCGGCGGCGGCGTTCTACGACCGCTACCACCCAC